GTGCAATTTTACCTTTGCCTACCCGTAACCCATGGCTGACCCAGTAGTTACGCCGGTCAAGCGGGATCGTCGAGGTGGTTGGAACCGGAAGGCACCGATCCGCGACGACGGGCCAACGGGTCAAGCCGCGGCCCCTTTAGAGCCGATCGCGTTTATCAATCGGCTCACGCACACGAAGGGCCAGTTCGGCGGACAGCGGTTCAATCTGCGGCCGTGGCAACTGCGGATCCTGCGGCAATTGTTCAAAAAACGGCGGGACGGGCTGCGCCAATACCGCACGTGCCTGCTGATGCTGCCGCGGAAGAACGGCAAGAGCGAGCTGGCCGCGGCGATTGCGCTGTACGGGCTCCTGGCGGACGGGGAGATCGGCGCCGAGGTGTATTCGGCGGCGAGCGACCGGGACCAGGCGAGTCTTGTCTTTGGGGTCGCGGCGCAGATGATCCGGAACGATCCGGCGCTCGCCGCGGCGTGTTACATCGTCGATTCCCAAAAGCGGATCGTGCATCCCTCGAGCGGGAGCGTGTACCGGGCGATCTCGGCCGAGGCCTCGAGTAAACACGGGTTCAATAGTTCGCTGGTGGTGTATGACGAGCTGCATGCCGCGCAGGACCGGCGGCTGTACGACGTGCTCGCGACGTCGATGGGCGGCCGGCAGCAACCGCTGTTCCTGGTGATTTCGACGGCCGGGTACGATCGGCATTCGATTCTGTACGAGCTGTACGCACACGCGAAAAAGGTGCTCGAGAACCCGGCGCTCGATCCGACGTTCCTGCCGATTCTGTACGAGGCGCCGCCGGACGCGGATTGGACGAAGCCGCGGGTCTGGAAGAAGGCGAACCCGGCACTCGGCGACTTTCGGAGTCTCGAGGAGTTGCAGACGCTCGCGGCGCGGGCGCAGGAAATCCCGGCGCAGGAAAACACGTTTCGCCGGCTCTACCTCAACCAGTGGACCGAGCAGGCGTCACGCTGGATCCAGATGGCGGCCTGGGATGCCTGTCAGGCGGCCCCACGGGCCCGCCAGGCGCTGATCGGGCGCCGGTGCTATGTCGGGCTCGACCTGAGCGCGACGACGGACCTGTCGGCGCTGGTGGCGGTGTTCCCGGACGAGACCGGGTTCGACGTCCTGGCGCAGTTCTTCGTGCCGGCCGAGCGGATCCGGGACCGCTCGCATCGGGACCGCGTCCCGTATACCGAGTGGGCGCGGGACGGGCACCTGCAGGCGACGCCGGGCGCGACGGTGGACTACGAGATCATCCGGCAGGCGGTGAAGGACTGGGCGGCCGAGTTTGACGTGCAGATGATCGCGTACGACCCGTGGAACGCGACCGACCTCGTCAAGCGGCTGCAGGAGCAGGACGGGCTGGCGTGCGTCCCGATGCGCCAGGGATTCGCGTCGCTGTCGGCGCCGACCAAGTCGCTCGAGCGCGCAATTCTCGGGAAGACGCTGCGCCAGGACGGGCATCCGGTCCTGCGCTGGAATGTGTCGAATGTGGCGGTGGAAAGTGACCCGGCCGGCAATCTGAAACCGTCGAAAGTGGCATCGACGGAGCGGATTGACGGCGTGGTGGCGTTGATTATGGCGGTCGATCTGATGGATCGGAACGCCCGGACGCCCACGAAGCAGTACGCGCTGACGGTGGTGGGATGACAGGAGGCCACATGACACGCCCGGGCCGGCCGCGCTTGACGCCGGAGGAACGCTCGACGCCGCTGTCGGTGCGCGTCTCCGCGAAACAGTTCGACGAGACCCAGCGCCAGGCGAGCGAAGCGGGTATGACGATGGCGGACTGGATCCGCCAGATGCTCGCCCACGGCAATTTCCGTAAACAAAAATAGGCAAGCGCCGAGCCCGTCGGTATTGTGGCGGTCCACTTGGACCGCGCCTACAGCCTGCTCGAAATCAAAGCCGTCGAACCGGCCCGCCGGACGTTCTCGGGTATTGCCTCGACGCCGGAACTTGATCGACAGGGGGACATGGTCGATCCGGCCGGCGTCACCTTCCGCAATCCGCTGCCGCTGCTGTTCCATCACGACGCCAAGCAACCGATCGGCACGGTGATCCTCACCGCGACGCCGGACGGGATCCTCTTCGAGGCGACCATCCCGACGATCGACGAGCCCGGGCCGCTCAAGACGCGGACCGATGAAGCGTGGCAGTCGATCAAGGCCGGGATCATCACCGGCGTGTCGATCGGCCATCGCGTCCTGGCCGACGGCTACGAGCGCCTGAAATCCGGCGCCCGCAAACTCACGAAAACCGAAGTCTGTGAATTGAGCCTGGTCACGATTCCCGCGAACGCGACCGCCAGCATCTTGCTCGTTAAATCACTCGCCACACCGAAGAGGACACCTGTCATGAAGCAAACCGCGACCGACCACGTTGAGGCCCTGGAAAACAAGCGGGCGGCCCTGGCCGCGCGGTTGGGCGACATCATGACCACGGCGGCCGAAGACGCTGCCACGCTCACCGATGATCAGGCGACGGAGTACGACGGGCTCGAGCGGCAGGTGAAGAGCATCGACGGCGATCTCCAACGCTGGCGCGAATTAGAAAAGCTCCAGATCACCAGCGCCAAACCCGTCACGGAGTTGATCAAGGCGAGTCCGTATACGCAAGTCTCGGTGCGGCCGAACGTCGAGCCGGGCATCCGGCTGGCGCGCCTCGTGATCGCCAAGCTGGCCGCGCGGCTCGAGAACTGCGACGCCGCCACCTACGCCGAAAAACGCTGGAACGATTCCACGCCGGAAGTCGCGCTCGCGCTCAAGGCCGCGGTCGCCGCTGGCGACACGCAAAACGCCACCTGGGCGAAGCCGCTCGTGAATCCGGCGATCGTTGATGACTTCCTGCCGCTGTTGCGCGCCGCCACGATTCTCGGCCGGATTCAGGGCCTGCGGAAAGTGCCGTTCAATGTGAATGTCCCGGCGCAAACCGGCGGCGCGACGATCAACTGGGTCGGTGAACTCAAACCGAAGCCGGTGAGCGCGCTGGCGTTGACGATGGAGAATCTGGGCTTTGCCAAGGTCGCCGCGATCGTGGTGCTGAGTCAGGAACTCGTGCGCTTTAGCAATCCGTCCGCCGAGGCGCTGGTCCGCGATTCCCTGGTCCGCGACATTGCGGCGTTTCTCGACGGGCAGTTCGTGAACCCCGCGGTCGCCGCCGTCGCGAATGTGAACCCGGCCAGCATCACGAACGGGGCCCCGACTGCCGCCGCCACCACGAACCCGCTGGCCGACATCATGGGGCTGATCAACCACTTCGCCGCGAACAACATCCCGATCGACAACCTGGCGTTTCTGATGTCGCCGTCGAATGCGCTGGCGCTGTCGTTTAGGACGAATCTGGACGGCTCACCGGAATTTCCGGGCATCGGCGTGAATGGTGGCAGCTACAAGGGCTTGCAGTTCATTACGTCGAACACCGTGACCACAAACGTGATCGCGTTGCAGCCGGCGTACATCCTCTACGCGGACGATGGCGGCGTGACGATCGACGCCTCGACCGAAGCGTCGATCCAGATGGACAGCGCGCCCGCCTCGCCGATCGATGCCACGACCGTCCTGGCGTCGATGTTCCAGATGAACGCGGTCGCCATCCGCGCGGAGCGCTACACGACCTGGAAGCGGGTCGGCACCAACAGCGTGAAGTACCTGACCGCGACGGCCTGGCCCTCGCCGACTGGGTTCGCGAACGGTGAAGGCGCGGAGGCGGCGCGCAAGACGCGCGCGAGCTAACCGCCGTGGGCCTGTTCGACGCGATCCGGTCACGGCTCGGGTCGGTGTTCGGCGCGCGCCCGGTCGCGACCACTGGCAATGGGGGCTGGTGGCCGATCGTGCGCGAGCCGTATACCGGCGCCTGGCAGAAGAACGACGAGATCCGGGCCGACACCGCGCTCGGGAATCCGGTCGTGTTCCGCTGCGTCTCGCTGATCAGCACCGACGTCGCGAAGCTCCGGCTGCGCCTTGTCGAAATCGACGACGATGGCATCTGGACCGAAACGACCTCGCCGGCGTTCAGTCCGGTCCTGCGCGTCCCGAACCGCTACCAAACGATCCAACTGTTCCTCGAGCGCTGGATGCTCTCCAAGCTGCTCTGGGGCAACACCTACGTCCTGAAGGACCGCGACGCGCGCGGGGTCGTGACCGCGCTGTACGTGCTCGACCCGGCCAAGGTGACGCCGCTGGTCGCCCCAGACGGCAGCGTCTACTACCAGGTGCAGACCGACGACCTCGTCGGCATCACGGAACAGCTCGCGATACCCGCGCGCGAAATCATTCACGACCGCTGGAACTGCGTCTTTCATCCGCTCGTGGGCTTGAGTCCGCTCTACGGGTGCGGCGCCGCCGCGCAGCAGGGGAAACAAATCGAGTCCGCCTCGACGTCGTTCTTCACGGCCGGCGGCCGGCCATCCGGGATGTTGGCGCCGCCGGCGGGCGCCGCGGCGATCGATGCCGAGACCGTCAAACGACTGTCTGACGCCTGGCACGCGCTCGGCCCGGGCCGCACGGCGATCCTCAGCGACCACTTGCAGTACACCGAGGTCGGCTCAACCGCCGTCGATGCGCAGCTGACCGATCAGTACGGGATGACCGTCAAGACGATCGCCGGCGCGTTCGGCGTCCCGATCTCGATGGTCGATTCGAGCCAGCAACCGCCCTACGCGAACAGCGAAGCCTCGGCGCTCCAGTACCACAGCCAGTGCTTGCAGACGCATCTGCTCGGCATCGAGACGGCGCTCGACGCGGGGCTCGAGCTGCCGGCGCCCTACGGCACCGAGTTCGACCTCGACGATCTGCTGTGGATGTCCACGGACACGCGCGTCAAGGCGGCGCACGACGCGGTGGCCGCGGGCGTGATGACGCCGAACGAAGCGCGCTTCAAGTACTTCGGGCTGCCGCCCGTGACGGGCGGCGACAGCTGCCTGGTCCAGCAGCAGTACTACAGCCTGTCGGCGCTGGCCGAACGTGATGCGCAGGCGCCGCTGGCCACACCGGCGTCCCGCATGACCGAGCCAGCGCCGCCGGAACCCACCGAGGAGACGGTCGCCGCCGCGGTCGGTGACCTGGCGACCTCATGACGCTCTGGTACTCGCGCGTCACACTGCCGCCGCTCTGGACCGTTGCCGAGGCGAAGGTACATCTACACCTCACTTCGACCGACAGCGATGCGGACGTGTCACAGAAACTCGCGGCGGCACAGAACGCCATCGAGGCGAAGCTCGGCACGGCAGCCGATCCGGCATGGACGGCGACGACGGTGCCGCCCCTGATCCGGCATGCAGTCGTCGTTCTGGCTGATGCCTTTATGGAACGGCGCGGCGGCGATGAAGCGGCCAAGCAGTTGATGGCCGCCTACGAGACGGTGGACGTGATGCTGAGTCAGTTTCGCGATGTGAGCGTGGGATGAACACCGGCGCGCTGCGGCATCGCGTGACCCTGACCACCGGCGACGACGCCGTGCCGCTGTCGCCGCCGGATTGGTGGTGCGCGCATCTCGGGGAGGGCACCGGCGAGACGACCCTGATCGGCCGCTATCACCCGGAGATCACGACCGCCACCCGGGTCCACTTCAAGGATCGGGTCTATCACGTCGTGTCGATCATCAATCGCGAAGAACGCAATGCGGAGCTGGTCCTGAGCTGCACCGAGGTGTTTGCCTGATGGCCAAACGACTTGAGGTGAGTTGGGCCGGCCTCGACGCGCTCAAGGCCGAACTGACGGCGCTGCCAGAGACCCTGATCGAGGAGGGCAACACGATCCTGTTGACCTCCGCGCAGGACGCGAAGGCTGCGATTGACGCCGCGTATCAGGCGCAGTGTCGTCCAGGCGGCACGGGCAACCTCCGGCGCGGCCTGGTGCTACGGCTGGCGCGCGGCCGGTTGGCCGGCGCGACGCTGTTGCAACGCGCGCCGCATGGCTGGCTGTACGAGCGCGGCACCAAGGTCCGGAAAAACAAAGCCGGCCAGAACCGCGGCCGGATGCCGCGGAACCCGACGTTTCAGCCGATCGCCGCGGAGTATCAGAAAACCGCGCTCGCCGCCTTGATCGCGCGGCTGTATGCGCACGGCGCCGCAGAAGTCACCGCCGCCTAAGGGAGTTGAGCTATGGCAATCAAGACGGGTCGATATGGCCAGGTGAAGTACTCGCCGGACGGCGTGACGCCGGCGACCGAGATCATCTCGATCAATGCCTGGACGGCCAGCTTTAAAACCGAATACGAGGACGTGTCGTGTTTCGGGGATGAAAACCGGGTCTATATCCCAGGTCTCCGGGACAGCAAGGGCAGTCTGAGCGGGTTCTGGAACTCGGCCGAGGTCACGCTGTTCGATGCGGCGATCGCGACCGTGCCGGGCACGCTCGAACTCGTACCCAACAGTTCAGAGCCGACGTTCTTCTGGTCGGGCCTGGCGTACCTCGACGCCGAGGTGGACTGCAGCCTGGCGGCGCCGAAGATCTCCGGCGAATGGGTCGCGGCCGGGCCGTGGACCGGGCCGGAGCAGACGCCGCTCGCGCGCTCGCGCCGCGAGACCGGGCCGACCGAAGGGGAGAAGCGGCTGCGGGAACGCGAGGCCAAGGAACGCGCCGCGCAGGACCGCACCGCCAAGGAACCGGCGGCGCCGGCGGCCTGACATGGTCGGGCTGTTTCGCTCCGTGACGCTGCGCGGCGAGACCGCCGCGCGGCTGTCGTGGGGCTACCAGACGGCCGCCGTCCTGCGGACATGGCGGCTGTCGAAAAGTGAGAAGGGCGAGTGGACGCTGACGGCCGGGATTGATCGCGCCGATCCGTTCCGGCTGCAGCAGACGCCGCTCCTGTTCACGGCGCCGCGGCCGGGCGGCTTGTTCTGTTTTCCCGTCAAGGCGATCACGCTCGGCAAGGAGTCGCTGGTCGCGTCACTCGGTCCACCGGAGCACTGATGTCCCGATTCGTCACGCCCGCCGAAGTCCGGTTGCCGATCAGCGACGGCGACTATCTGATCGTCAAGAGCCGTCTCAACGCCGGTGAGACGCTCGAGATGTACGCGCGGATGCGGGGCGCCGGCGAGCAGGTCGATCCGTTGAAGTTTGGGATCGCGATGATCGCGGCCTACCTGCTCGACTGGTCGATCACCGACGACGCCGGGCGCGTCGTCTCGGTCCGCGAGCAGCCGCCCGAGGTCATCGCCGGGGCGCTGACGAATCTCGAGTATCCGGACTTTCAGGAAATCCTCACGGCCATCCGGACGCATGACGATGCGATCCTCGCGGCACGGCAGGAAAAAAAACCGACTACTGGCGAGCCGTCACCCGCAGCCAGCTCGCCATTGCGCGTCGTTGCCACTGGCGCTTCGAGTGGGTAGCCGAGTTGGACCCTGACGTGTACGAGCTGCTGATCGAACAACTGCAGGCTGAGGACGAGGCCGCCAGCTAATGGCGATCGAAGCCAAATTCACCGCGGACTTTTCGGAGCTGGAGAAGGCCGTGAAAGCGGCCTCCGGCACGCTCAAGAAGCTCGAGGGCGACGCGGCGTCCACGTCGAAGGAAGTCACCAAGCTCGCGGACACCAGCGCGACGTCGTTCCGCTCGGCCAGCAGCGCGACGCAGAACTGGACGAAAGACTTCAATAAGTTCGACAGCATTCTGTCGTCCGTCGGGGTCAACATCGGCACCACCGGGAAGGCGATCGGCGAGCTGGGTGCGGCGGCGGGGCAGTCGGCGACCTCGATGGGGCTGCTCGGTACCGCGGGCCTGGCAGTGGGCGCGGCGATTGCCGGCTGGAACATCGGGCGGTGGATTGCCGACATCCTCGACCTCGACACCAAGATCGCGAATCTCAACGGGTCGATCGATGCGCTCCGGGCGCAGGAGAAAGGCGCCGGGCTCGACGTGCTCGCGAATGCCAGCCGACTCGCCGGCCGCGAGATCACCAACATGGCCGAGGCGCTGCGCATCGTCAACAAGGCGCACGAGGATCACAACCTGGTCCTAAATGCGTCGAAGAATCCCGCGGGCGAAGCGGGCCGGGCCTACGCGGCGATGTACGCCGAGATCCGCGGCGTGCGCGAGCGCGGCGATCTGCCTGAACTCAACCGACAATTACTGTCCTACGACATCTCGCTCAATACGCTGACCACGCGATTCGGCGTCCATCGCGAGACCCTGGAGCAGTACCGCGCGACGCTCCAGCGGGCCGCGGCGCAGGACAAGGAACACGCAAAGATTCTCGAGGAACAGGTCGCGACGGCGCTGGCGCTCGCGACCAGCAACGCCAAAGGCCTGTCCGATGTCTGGCAGGATATCGCCAGCCAGGATCTGGGCTGGCTGTCGAAAGCCGCGACCGGCCTCGACGTCCTGGTCGATAAGTTCGACGCGATGGTCCTCGCGGAAATGAAGGCCCAGGAACAACTCGCGGCCGTGACCGATGCCGCTGACGAGATGGGCCCGGCGGTGGAGACGGCGGGCGCGGCGACCACCACGGCCGCCGCCGCGGCGTCGGCGGCGGTCAGTAGCTACCAGGCGCTCGGGGCCGCGGTGCAGTACGCCGCCGGCTCGTTTCAGAACATGTACACGGCGGTCGGGCACGGGTCCGGCTATGAGGCGTCGCTGCGGACGCTGAACGATATGGCGTCGGCGTATGGCCGCGCCGGCATCCCCGTGCATGGCGGGCTGATTCCCGGCGCCCGCGCCGCCGGCGGCCCGGTCAGCGCCGGCTCGGCCTACGTGGTCGGCGAGCGCGGCCCGGAGCTGTTTGTCCCGCGCACCTCCGGCGCGATCGTTCCGGGCGGCGCCGGTGCCGGCGGCGGCGTGACCGTCAACGTCTACGGCTCGGCGCTCGCGAGTAAATCGGAACTGGCGGCGCTCGTTCAGGAGGCGCTGATCAGCAGTTATCGGCAGGGCGGCAGTCGCCTGCCCGCCTGACCATGGCGATTCCCTTGGCGCCCGGCGAGAAGGCCCACATGTATGCGCTGGGCGGCGTGATGCGCGGCGGCGTCGGCCGGGCCGGCTACGTCGGCAACCAGGCGCATATCAGCGTGGACGGCGTGCAGATCGGCTATGGGCGCGACGACGATGACGTGGGCGTGATCCTGTCGTCGCTGTCGATCGGCGAGCAGCTCGACGAGACCCCGAACACCTGTGAGTTTCGCGTGAACGGCGCCGTCCCGGCGACCGGCAGCGAGATCGTGATCACGCTCGGCTCGCCGAACCGGCTCGATCGGTTGTTTGCCGGCTACGGCCTGACGGTGGAGCAGCGGTATGCCGGCGTGCCGCGGAACGTCCAGGCCGTCGTGCGCGCGGTGGACTATACGTGGCTGCTGGCGTTCCCGAAGATCACGCGCCAGTACCGGCAGACGTCGGCCGCCGCGGTGATTCGCGATCTGATCCAGACCTATGCCGCCGTCAACGGGTTCACCGTGAACGCCGTGCATCCCGATCTCGACGGGTTCGCGATCGATGAACTGACCTTCACCGACGAGGATCTCGCCACGGCGATTACGCGCACGGTGCGGCGCGCCGGCGCCTACTGGTACGTGGACTATCTCAAGGACGTCCACGCCTTCCGCGCCGACCCGGGCACGGGGCTCCTGCCGCCGCTCGTGCCGACGCACAAGACCTTCGCGCATTTCACGACCACCCAGGAGCGGACGCAAGTCCTGACGCGCGTCTATGTCGAGGGCCGCGGCTCGCGCATCATGTCGGCGCTGGCGCCCGGCGAGACGCGGATCCCGATCCGCGCCGCGGATATGTTCGAGCCCGGCGCGGACGTGTTCGCGAAGTTGAGCTTTAGCGGCGCCGAGGGCGGCGCGCAGCATCTGGACTTTACCGGCGTCATCGAAGGCGGCGGCGGCACACTGGTCGGCCCGGGCAACGCGCCGTCCACGGGGCCGACGCTGTCGGTCCTGCCGGGCGGCGCCGTCAATCCGGGCGCGCACGAATATGCGTTCACGTGGACGACGGCGGCCGGCGAGACGCGCCCGTCGCCGCTCGCCTGGATCACGGTGACGGGCGGCGTCATTACCGCGCCGACGGGCGCGCCGGGCGTACTGATCAACAACGACCAGTACGCGACGCCGACGCCGCCGTATCCGCCGACGTGTTGGCGACCGGGGGACGCGGTCGAATGGGCCTACAGCTACGCCTACGGTACGGGGCCGTACCAGAACGCCATTTCGACGCCGCTGTCCCTGATCGGCGGGCCGATCATCGCGGAAGTGTCGCCGTACACCTGGTCGGGCACGACGCCGGGCTCCAACGCGAAGGGCTTTAAGGTCTGGGCGGCGTATTCGCCGAATCCCAGCGTCGGGCAGATTTTCTTTTTCCATCGGGTGAATGGCGGGCCGTGGTGGCGCTGGCACGGTGTGCCCGGCGGCTACAACAGCTATGGCGTGCTGAATGATCCGGGGAGCGGAGTCACCCCACAATTCGCCCTGTCCGAAGCGAACTATTACGCCAATCAGTCCGTCACGCCGCCGGTGGTGAATCCGGCGCCGCCGGCCACGGTGAAGGTGGACGGCATCGCCACCGGCCCGACCACTGGCGCGCAGCCCGTCACGGGGCGCAAGGTTTACCGATCGAAGGCCAACATCACGGGCTTGTTTCTGGCCGGCACGATCGCGAATAACACCGCGACGAGCTACACCGACACGATCGCCGACAGCGCGCTCGGCGCCGCGGCGCCCGTCGGTGATACGTCGGCCATCCCGGTCCCGACGGGCACCATCGCCGCCGGCGCGGCGCAGATCGTCATTGCCAGCCCGGCGCCGTTCCAGGCCGACGGCGGCTGGGCGCTGATTTCCGGCATGGCGATCCGCTACAGCGCCGTGAGTTTCGGCAACCTGATCGGCATCCCGCCGACCGGCATCGGCTCACTGACGGGTCCGGTCGCGTACGACACGCCGATCGAAGGCTTGCCGATGCTGACCGGCATCCCAACGGCCGGCGCGCGATCGATCAGCGACTACCTCGACGACGGCGGCGAAATCTATGTGGTGGTCCAGGTGGACGACGCGCCGCTGGCGGCGACGCTCGCCGCGGCGCTGCACGTCGCCAACGGCGTCCGCGAGGAGTGGATCCAGGACCGGCGCCTGTCGGTCACCGAAGCCCGGGCGCGCGGCCGGGCGACCCTGGCCCAACGGCCGCTCGACGCGATCGACGTCCAGTACACCTGTCGGGACGTGCTGACCGCGGCCGGCAAAGCGATCCACGTCGATCTCCCGCCACCGACCGACGTGCTCGGCGACTTCCGGATCCAGACCGTCACGATCCACAACTTCCGGCCGCACGCGAACCAGCCGCCGACCTACACCGTGCAGGCGTCATCGACCCACTTCTCCTTCGAGGATCTGCTGAACCGCATCAAGACGAAGGAGTAGCGATGGCGATTACCCGGACCCCGATCACCAACGACGACGGCAGCGGCACCGTCGGGACGGTGTTTGAAAACGGCTGGAAGACCGAGCTGTATAACCAGATCGACGCCGCGATCGGCGCGCCGGGGAATGTCGCCGTCGGCGGCGCCTTCGCCCTCGCCGGCTCGGTCTCGATTGCGATCGCCGGCGGCACCTACAACAGCTACAGCCCGAGCGGCGGCGCGCTCAAGGCCGTGTGGGCCTGGAACCATACCGGCCCGGTGACGCTCACCGGAATCGCGTCGGCCGGCGAACCCGCGGGCGCGATGCACCTGATGGTCAACCAGACCGGCCATACGCTGACGTTCAACAACGCCTCCGCGTCGTCGCCGTTCGCCGATCAGCTCATCGGCCCGGGCTACGCGAATTTCGTGCTCGGCAGCTGGGGCGCGATCTGGGTCCGGCGCGCCGAGATCGGGTGCTGGCTGCTGCTGAAAGCCTGACATGGCGCAAAAGCTCTACGTCGAGAAACCCGGCAAGGTGCTCGCCGAGCAGTACCTCGAGGGCACGACGCCGGACGCCGCGGGCGTCCATCGCTGCGGCCTGCATCCGCAGATCGAGACGGGGCCGCCGCACGTCCACGCCCACAACCAGGTGTACTACCTGCACGATACCGATTGGATTCTCACCGACCACTGGACGCACGAACCCACCGGCGTTCTGACTGATGCGCAGTTCCAAGAGATGTACGGCGCCGGCCCGCCGCTGGCCGAAGGAGGCGAGGCATGATTACGATCCGCCTGGTGCTACTGATCGCGGCGCTGTTGTGTTTCGTCGTCGCGGCGTTCGGCGTACCATCCCGCGTGCAGTTGGTCCCGGCCGGCCTGGCGCTCTGGATCCTGTCGCTGCTGATCGTGTCGTGATGCCGATTCAATTCAACCTGAACTGTTACCGCGGCGACACGCACCGCTGGCGCTTCACGCTCTGGGCGGACGCCGCGAAAACCGTGCCGGCGGACCTGACCGGCGTCACCGTGGCCGCCCAGGTCCGCCTGACGCCGAACGCCACGACCATCCTGACGCCGCTGGATCTCACGGTCGCCGCGAACGTCATCGACGTCGAGTTGGCCTCGAGCGCCAGCCAACTCCTGCCGGCGTCGGCCGCCTGGGATCTCCAGCTCGTCTATCCCTCCGGCGACGTCCGGACCATCGTGGCCGGCGCCGTCTCGGCCCGTGCCGACGTCACCCGTCTGAGCGCCTAGGAGGCGATATGAGCCCCGAAGTCGTCGCCGTGGATGTCGTGGTGCTCGACGCGCCGATCGCCGTGGACGTGGCGTCTGTCGGGCCACAGGGCGACCCCGGCCCGGCCGGCCCGGCTGGTCCTGCTGGGCCACAGGGTGAGCCCGGCCCGGCTGGCCCGACTGGCCCCGCCGGCGCGCCCGGCACCGGCACCGGCGACGTGACCGGCCCGGCGTCCGCCACGGCCGACGCGGTGGCCGTGTTCAGCGGCACGACCGGCAAGCTGGTCAAGGATGCCGTCGGCGCGGCGGCCTTCGGGCGCATCAACGCGATTGCCGTCGGTGTGAATCCGGCAGCGCAGGGTGCGATTCGACTAGCGAATAACGCAACGGTCAACGCGCGGAATGCGGCGAACACTGCCGACGTTCAAGTATTCCTACTCGGCGCGGACGATAACTTACAGCTTGGATTCGGCACGGCGAACGGCGTCGGCTTCGGCGGCAATCTGTATTGCAACGCGCATGACGTAGTTGGGGCGCGGGCCATCGATGCATCGGCCTCCGTCGCGGTCGGGGCGAACCCGGCGCAGTCGGGCGCGATCCGCTTGGCCAATAATCAGGCGATTGTCGGGCGCACGGCGGCGAACGATGCCGATATACCGATTGCCGTGCTCCGGACGGATGGCAATGTGTTTGTCGGGGCGGCCGAGGGGATGCGCGTCTACGTGACGCAATTGAACGTCATTTACAAACTCGAATTGCCCGGTGCGATCCAGTTCACGGAGAGCGGAACACCCGGTCCGCCGCCCGGCGATCAAGCGGCGCTCTATCTGGACGACAACGGCGCGGGCAAATCGCGCCTGATGATGCGGTTCAATACGGGCAGTCCCGTGCAAATCGCGATTGAGCCGTAGTTAACATAGGCCGCCTTATCAGACCTTCGATGCTTTGTTCGCCTGTTGCCAGTCGAGTAGAACTTGCAGGAACGCCGCGACGTTTTTGAGTTCGTCGTCCGTGATAGTGGCGGAGAGAGCGGGATTCGAACCCGCGAGAGCGTTGCCGCTCTGCGCGCTTTCCAAGCGCGTGCCATCGACCGCTCGGCCATCTCTCCGTTTAGGCATGTCGGTTTTTCTGCTCGTAGGTTTCGACATCGGCCAGACGATAACGAACCGCACGCCCGACCTTGAAATACCGAGGACCGATACCTTTGACGCGCCATGATCGAACGGTGAACGCCGACACGCCGAGTCGCTTGCTGACATCTAAGTCGGTGAGCGGCGGATTCGTGCGCGTATCGGGCGGCGCAGCGGGACGGGCGACCGCTTCAACGGCAGCGGTAAGCCGGTTAAGCGCCGCGATCAACGCGGGTATGTCATCGAAGCTAAGCCGGATGTCGTTCATGCGTGTGGTGCCTTTCTTCGATGCGCCGATAGGCGTCGAGAATCAGGGTGCGGATTTGCGCGCCCGCGTCGGTCTCGGGTTGCGGACGCAACAGGGCAAACGATTTGCGCTGGCCGGGCGGCCCGTATTGGCGCGACGGGAAGGTGACGTGCGGATCGGCCGTGCCGCGCTTCGGCCAGTCCCACAGCGCAAAGCCGGTCAACAGCAGGCCAGCCAGTGGGCCGTCCGTGAACCACAGTTCAGCATCGGCGAGCTTGCCGGGCGCGGAGTCGCGTGCGGGCGGTGTGACGACGATACGCATGGGGACGTATATTACAGCACACCAACGCATACCGCCCGGCGCGGCGGCCGGCTGACCACGGGGGCACCATGAAACTGAAATTGCCACCGAAATGCGCCCGGTGTATTCCCGGCCATCGCACGAAAGTCTGGACGCACGAAGGGTTGCTGATTCAGGTGAGCTGCGCGATCTGTCGGCACTATATGAGCGAGCAAGACCAGATGCGTCCGCGCATGGCCTTAGTGGCAAAGGCTGAGGCGAAAGAACCGTCGAAGGTCTGATAACGGGGATTTCGTAAACCTGTGCGACTCCTGCTCCAAGCCGACGCCCGCGCCCTGCCGATAGCGTCCGGCGCCGTGTCGTGCGTGGTCACGAGCGACTACGGCCACGCCGATCAGATTGGCCTCGAGCCGAACCCGGACGCCTACGTGCAATCACTGGTAGCCGTGTTCCGCGAAGTCCGGCGCGTCCTCCGCCCCGATGGAACACTCTGGCTGAACCTGGGCGATAGCTACAGCGGCTCGGGCATGACGGGCGGCACGGCCGGGAAAGAGGGCAGTGCTAAGCGTGAAGCGCGGATGTTCAGCGGGTTCCGCCGCGAGGGTATCGGCTGGGGCAAGCAGAAGGACCTACTCGGGATTCCGTGGCGCGTGGCGTTCGCCCTGCAAGCCGACGGCTGGTATTTGCGGTCGGACATCATCTGGGCCAAGCCAAATCCGATGCCGGAATCGGTCACCGACCGGCCGACCAAGGCGCATGAATACGTGTTCCTGCTGACGAAATCCGAACGGTATTTCTATGACGCCAAAGCCATCCGGGAGAAGTCGTTACTCGAGGGGCCGGTAGGGTTCTCGGATCGGATGGGCGGCCGGGCGTATGCGATGGGCCGAGAACCATCCGGCAATGAAAAGCCGGGCGCGACCTGGCACTACAACGGATGGCGGAACAAACGTAGCGTTTGGGATATTGCGGCCCGGCCGTATACCGGCGCCCACTTCGCCACGATGCCCGAGTCATTAGCGGAGCCGTGCATCCTGGCCGGTTCACCGCTTGGCGGCGTCGTGCTGGACCCGTTCTGCGGCTCGGGCACCACGATAGCCGTGGCGGAACGGCTCGGGCGGCACGGCGTCGGCGTCGATCTCACGTATCACGGGCTCGCCAAGGAACGCACGGCGCAACGGGGCCTAGCGTTCGAGCAAGTCTCGGCCTAGGTCTTTCCGCGCCAGATCCCACATCCGCGAGTAGTACAGATCCTCAGCGAGCCGGCGGCTCTTGCGCTGTTGCGCCGCGGTCCGGCCAATGGGAATCTTCGTGGCGATCTTGCGCTTCAGCGGCTCCAGATAAATCCACCAGAACCGCGACTCCGGCCGTTGGAAAACGCCCATCAGAATCTTAGGGAACAACTAGGGAATGAAGGACGCAGAAAGGCGGCGAATCCCGGCGAATGGTAACGATCGGTAACACCGTCGAGCTGCTGTCGGAATGTGCTGTTCGTGCCCGGATTCATTCGTTTAATTCGTCTTTTGGGTGGTGGACGGCGCGGGGCTCGAACCCGCGGCCTCCGCGTTGCGAACGGGTCTATATCTGCGGTTTGCCTGAATGTTTTCGCGGGTTTCGCTAGGTTGTGGGAACAGCCAGGGAATGAGATCAGGCTTTTTTGCGCCGCGCGCCCACCATCGCGAGCTGATCGTCCCGCCGCGCTTCGGCGTAAATCTGCAGCAGCATTTCCGGGTGCTTCCAGTTCCCCTGCTTCTGCACGGCGCTGATCGGCGCGCCCTTCTCGAGCAGGTACCGCGTGGCGCCCGTCCGGCGGGTCGCCCAGTGGAACGTCAGGCCCGTCGCCCGGCCATATGTGACGTCGGCCGCCTTGCACAGGTGCTCGAACCGATGGCGCACCGAACTCAACCAGTCCCGCGGCTCCAGGGCGCGCCGGAACTTCGCGAAGTAGTACCGCTCGTCGGTCTGTTCGATCGCCTTCAGGACGGCCAGCGCACGCGGGGAGAGGGCGGTCTCGTAGGCCTCGCCGCTTTTCGCGTGCTTCACGTACAGCCACGACCCGTCCCGGTCGGTCCGCTCGAGGTCGAGGAGGTCACCGAGCCGGATCATCGTGTCGAGGCCGAGGACGATCAGCGCCTTGTCCTGCGCATCCTCGCAGGCGGTCAGTAGCCGCTTCTCTTCGGCCGGCTGGAGCAGCCGCCGCTTGACCGGCGCCGGCGGCACCCGCTTCAGGCCGGCGATCGGCGACGCCTCGAGATAGCTGCCGACCGCGTCGCGCAACATGCCCTTGAGGAGATCGACTTCCCGGTTGAAGGTGCGCGGCTTGACCGTGGCGCTCCGCTCGGCCATGTAGGCCCGCACGCGGTCGGCGGTGATCTTCGAGACCAGGTCGCTGTCGAAGAACCGGCGCAACGGTTTGAGCATCTCCAGCTCGCGACGGGCGCCGCGGCGCAACGGGATCACGTCGCGGGCGTAGGTCTCGGCGTAGGCGCTGAACCGGATCACCTTCCCAGCGAGCGGCCGGATCTTCTGCTCGGCGATCTCGAGCATCCGGCGCTGATACGTTTCGTCGGCGAGGCGCTTGGCGTCTTTCTTTTGCGCGACGGTCTCGCCGATCAGGATGTCGGTGCGTTCTTTTTGTTTGGCGGTCTCGAGGTACAACCACCAATACTTCGACTCGGGCCGCTGATAGACGCCCATTTACGCGAACCCGGCCAGCTTCGCCGTGAGCGTCAGCAGCTCGCCAATGATGGCGTGCGACCGCTGCAGGGAATCGTTCGCCCGTTTCAGCGCGGCGATCTCTTCGCCCTGGGCGTCGAACAGTTCCATCTGTAGGTCGTAGAGCTTCCGAATAATCGCGCGTTCCTGTTCGTCCATGTCAGTCAATCTCCTACAGCGTTTCAGGTAGCTGTGTGACCTCATGTAGAAAAATCCTACTAGCGGAGTTTCGTTTCGGTTTAAGGTGAGCGTCCCAGCGGATGAAAGGGGCATCGGTCTATGGCCTCGTCACGTCGTCGCAAGCATGAGTGGGTTATCGCGCACTACGACGCTTTACTCCCCGTAGGCCAAGCCGCGGTGGACGCGGCGCTGGTCGCGCTGCCGCGCCGGCCGGCATCGGCGCAGTCCCGGTCACGTCGGCCGCCAGCGGCACGGCGTTCGCCAGCGCGAGGAACGCGCTCCGGCCCTCGACCGTCGTCTCGGAAAACCGCCGCACGATATGGGCGGCCTCCGGCGTCGAGGGGCGTAACCTTCTCGGCCAGGACGGATTGCAGGATGTCCACCAGCTCGAGCCCGAGCGCCCGCGCGCACTTGTCGAGGCTTTCGACGTTCCCGGCATCACCGCCCTCGATCGCCTGCACCGTCTTGTAGCTGGGGCCGCCGGCGCGCTCGACGTCGATCGGCCGCCAGTCCTTGTTGTGGCGCGCGTTCTGTAGTTCCTTGCCCACGGCCCGCCACAGTTCCGCTACGGTCACCGTCACATTGTAGAAAGTTTCTCCTACCGTTGCACGCACTTGTCCTCGCAGTCGGTCGTGGTTGGAATTAAATCCTAACATAGATTTAAATTCCTTGACACGTCGGGAGAATTTTCCTAGATTCTCGGGAATGACTTTCCGGCAGCTACGCGAGCGCGCCGAGGTGACGCAGTACCGCCTGGCCCAACTGAGCGGCGTCGAGCAGACCACCATCAGCCAGATCGAACTCGGGAAGGTGCGGGATCCGCGCTGGTCCACCATCTCGGCGCTGGCGACCGCGCTGGGCGTCGCGCCCGGCACCGTCGCCAAAGCCATCACCGATACCGCCAAACACGGAGCGGTCGCATGACTGAGAGCCCCTATCTCACGGCGCGCGAAGCCATCGCGTACCTGCGCCTCGAGTCGCAGTCCGCCCTATACCGCCTGATCCGCGAACACCGGCTCCCGTTCTGCCGGCGCGGCCGGCTGTACCTGTTCGACCGCCGCGAGCTGGACGCCTGGGCGCACGGCCACAGTTCCGCGCTCGAGTTCCGCCGCGCGTCCCGTTCCGCTTAACCCTGGAGGATCCGCCCATGCCGCAAACGCAGCCCGGCCCGCGTCGCCCTGGCACGACTGAACCCGCGCAACCCAAGCCGGCGCCCGGCCCCGAGCGCCGCGACCCGCGCGATCCCCAACCTGACCTCGAGCGGCCCGGCGCGCACCCGGATCAGGATCTCCCCGAGCCCGCCGCGCCGGACCCCGCGGCGCCCGTCCCGACGCCGCACACGGCCTGAGCCATGAGTACCGCGCTCGCGACCCAGGACGCCATCGATCCGGCGGTCATCGCCCAGGTCATCCTGCACGGCGACCTGAGCAAGCTGACGCCGGCGCAGAAGGTCTCGTACTACAACGCCGTCTGTCGGTCGGTCGGCCTGAACCCGCTCACCAAGCCCTTTCAGTACCTGACCCTGAGCGGCAAGGAAATCCTGTACGCCGGCCGCGACGCCACGGACCAACTGCGGAACACCCGCGGCGTCTCCCTGGACATCACGGCGCGCGAAGTGGTGGAGGACACCTACGTGGTCACGGCCCGGGCGACGATCGGCGACCGCCACGACACGTCGATCGGCGCCGTGCCGATCGGCGGCCTGCGCGGGGAGCCGCGGGCGAACGCGATGATGAAAGCCGAGACCAAAGCCAAGCGCCGCGTGACGCTGGCGATCTGTGGGCTCGGGATGCTCGACGAGACCGAAGTCTCGAGCCTCGACGTCGAGCCCGAGCTGCCGCCGGCGCCGACCGTCGTGCCGGACTATCCAACCGGCCGGCCGCTGATCACCGAGGGCCAGCGCCGGAAGTTGTTCGCCACGGCCGCCGACAGTGGCTGGAGTCGGGACCAACTCAAGGAATGGCTGGCCGGTCGCGGCATCGACAGCACGACGAAGATTGCGCAGGCCGACCTCAACAGCATCATCGAGGCGATTGAGACCCATGCCGCACCACAACCGGACCGCGACGTCCGCGCGGAATAGGCGGGAAGCGCAGTTGGACATCCTCGCGGACGACGCCCGCGAGACCTTAGCCGCGCGGTTCATCGACCAGATCGAAAACATGCTCGCCACGGAGGATCACCGCTGGGCCGAGCTGACCCTGCGCGGCATCCAGGCCACGGTCCAGCACACCGGGCGCGTCACCGTCGGCCAGCGGATCGCCGTGGCCCGGATCGCCACGAGCCCGAAGCCGGCCATCCCGCGCCGCTGGGAAGAGCGCCGCGGCCGGTGGTACTGATGCCGGTCTATGGCGTCGTGGAGTGCTGCCTGTGCGCCCGGAAGTTCCGCTGCGACATCGGGCGCGTGTTTCTGCTCACGATTTTGGGCTCGCGGCGGCCGGTCTGCCGGGGCTGTCTCGAGGCCGGAAACCGGACCCGAATGCGGCTCGGGAAACCGCTGCTGCCGGTGCCATTTGAAGCCTACGAACCGCAGCCGTCGTGACCTATGAAATTGAACGGGCTGATGTGGTGGATTGACCGGTGGCGGAAGTCCACGGCCTATACCGATATGACGCTCGAGCAACAAGGCGCGTACCGCAACCTGTTGGATGAGTGCGCCTTACGGGGCGGCCCGATTCCGGACGACGACCGGATTCTCGGGAAAGCCTGCGGCGATCCGAAACGCTGGCCCAAGCTTCGGGACGTGCTCTTAAAGCGTTTCAAACTCGGTCCCGACGGGTACCGCAATGAAACCCTCGATGTAGTCCTCGGTGAAACCGTGAAACGACGCGAAAAGATGACGGCTTGGAGACGCAAACGGGACGGGTGATCCGGATCTAAGACCTAGAAAGAACCCTCTTGTAGCGTTTCTTTAATTCGTAAGAGTAGGGCAGTGCTTCGCACAAATTCTGCTGAGAAGGAAAAGACGAAGACGACCCAGCACACGGTCTATGAGGCCCTGGTGCATGACGTCCTAAACCGCGGCGTCTACGACTCGATCGCGGACTTGACGGACGCCGTGAAGACCGCCTGCGCCCAGCATCGCATTCCGTACAACGGCGACAACGTGGCCAAGGCGATCCGCTCGGTGGGCTCGAGACGGCGGCTGCTATGAACATCCACGAACTATTCCCAGAACTTGAATGTGTGCAGAACGGCGATCCGTACCTGACCGACATCGTCAAAGCGGACGACATCATCACCGACCATCGCTGCAACTCGGATTGGCTCGGGATCGAGCCAGCGGCGGCTGAACACATTGCCGCGTGGACTGAACGGGCGCGACTGAGTTACGAACTCGCCGCGCTGTATGCCTGGTGGGCGCTGCCATGAGCACCGCCCTGATCCGGTACGACGCCGTTTGTAAAGCGCTGGCCGCGGCGAAGTCCGTCGATGTCGCCAAAGAAATTCGCAATGCCCACGAGGCGATCCGTGCTTATGCACGACAAGCCAAAAACAAGACGCTTGAAGTGGACGCCGCCGAGATCCGCATTCGTGCTGAGCGGCGCATCGGACAACTAATCAAGAACCAAAAAGCGACCGTTGGCCTTAATAAAGGCAGCCGCCTGGCGGGTTCAAGTAAAACCCGCCAGGCAGACGACAAGCCGACTCTGGCAGATGCCGGCATAGATAAGACGCTCGCTAACCGGGCTCGTAAATTCGCTGCCATTCTGGACGAGACCTTTGAAGCCCTGATCGAGGAGTGGCGCGATCGAATTTTCGCGGAGACCCAGCGCGTAACAGTCAACCTCCTGCGCGAAGGCGACCGCGACCACATCGCCAGCGCCCGCCCGACACGCCCGTTGCCGGTGGGGATGTTCCGCCTGGTCTATGCCGATCCGCCGTGGCAGTACGAACACATCGTCACGGAGTCCCGCGCGATCGAAAACCAGTATCCGACGATGACCCTCGAGGCCATCTGTCAGTTACCCGTGCCGGCCGCGCCCGATGCCGTGCTGTTCCTGTGGGCGACGAGTCCTAAGCTCGCCGAGGCGATGCAGGTGATCGATCGGTGGGACTTCAGCTATCGCACCTGTGCCGTCTGGGACAAAGAGCGGATGGGCATGGGCTACTACTTCCGTCAGCAGCACGAGCTGCTCCTAGTTGCGGCGCGCGGGACGTTGCCCGTGCCTGAACCGTCCGACCGGCCGCCGTCCGTCATTCGACTGCCGCGCGGGGCGCACAGTGATAAGCCGGCGATCGTCTACGGCCTGATCGAGCGGATGTATCCGACCTTCACCGCCGACGATCGGCTGGAACTGTTCGCGAGACAGTCGCGCGCCGGCTGGACGATGTGGGGGAATGAACCGGCGGTGGCGCTATGAAGAAAGCCGAACCGCGGTTCGATCTCGATCTGGCCTGGGGGCAACAAGGCGAACTGCAGATCGCCGAGTTTCTCGAATGGATTGCCAAAGGCAACGGGCGCGTGGAGGTCAAGCGCAAGCGTTATATCGACCTCGACTTCTATGTCGAGACCCACTGCGACAAGGGGCGCACGGGCCGATATGAACCGTCCGGCATCTCGATTAGTACCGCGCACGCCTGGGCCTTTGTGATTGGTGATACCGGGATCGCGGTCATCGTGCCCGCCGATGAACTCCGCGCCGCACTGACCGAGCCCGGGGCGGTCGATCGGGAAGAACGCGACGGCAACTGTCCGACGCGCGGAAAGCTGATCAGTCTCTGGGTACTGCTTCGGCGTCACCAGAAAACAGCGCCGCAACAGGTCGCACCCGTCAAGGCGCCGCGCCGGGCGATCGAGCCGCTCGCCGCTACAGATATTCGCTGGAGCTCGTGAAGGTAGAGGGAGACGATATGAGCTATCCGTACTACGACGACGTCACGCGCGCACACACCGATCTCCTGAACGAAGGCTTGATCAAGCAGCGCACGAACCAGGACGCCATCGAGCAGGACAAGGGCTTACTGACCGCCCGGGCGGCGTACTACGCCAATCAGCGCGATCCGTCGATCGGCTTGCTGTTCAAAGACAGCGGCAATAACTACCAGAAACATTCGGTCGACTGGCACGTCCGGAACACCGACGGCGAGGGCTGGGACATCGCGACCGATGACGGCACCCAAGCGTTACCGCTCAACGGTGGTCCGGCAGGCGCGGATCCGGCGCGCATCCCTGACTGGCGCCAGCCCACGGCCGAACTCGCGCAGATCAGCGACGACCCGGATCCCGAGCCGCCGCCGGACCAGACCGACATCGACGACATCTACGCCTACCTCGAGGTATTGCAAGCGCAGCAGGCGCAGGACACACAACTCATGCTGGCGCGCGACGACGCGAACACGCAGAAGATCCTCGACACGATCGACAGCATCAAGACGCAGGTCGAGGAGTCGCTGCAGAAGGCGCTGGCGCTGATCATTCACCGGAAGCGGGACGATGCCCCTGTCTCGTGAGGTACGCGCGGCGTATCTGGGCGACGGGGTGTATGTGCAGTTCGCGCCGGGCCGGATGATCCTGACGACGGAGAACGGCGTCGAGGTGACGAATACCATCGTGTTCGAGCCGGAAGTGTGGCAACAGCTGTTGCGGGTCGTGCGACAGTACGACGATGCCGAATGGCCGTTCACCGCGGCCAAGCTGATATGACCAAGGACGCCCGGGCCGCCGTGTCGCTGCTGTTTCTGGTGTCGATCTCCTGGGCGCTGCTGCTGATGCTGATGTCGTTGCTGTGAAGGATGGCATGCCGAAAAAGAAACCGACCCCGACCCCAACGCCGCATACGGCGACTGAAGACGCGCTCGTCAAACTCGACCAGGCCCAGGCCGCGATCTCGGAGGCCGATGGGCTGATCGCTGACGCCATGGCGCTGCTGACCGGCGACACGCCGCCGCCCGAACCGCCGGAGACCGGCGACGTCATCGAGGTCGGGCTCGAGGAGGATTTGAAGTCGGTCATCGACGAGGCGGCCGACGGCGCGACCCTGCGCCTGCACCCGGATTATGAATATGCACTCGGGGTATACACGCTCAAGAAATCCCTGACGATTGAGACCGCCGGCGAGTTGTCCGAGGGCCGTGTCGATCTCGACCTGGCCGCCCCGGCGCTGACCGGCGTGTCGCTGACCATCACGGCGCCCAACTGCACCCTGCGCGGCCTGTTCCTCGAAGGCGACGGCGCCACGCTGATCACCGCCGGCCCCGGCACGACGCTCGATCGCTGCTTACTGCTCGGCCGGGAAGGGAAGCAGCAGCATCGCGGCGTGGCGGCCAATGCGCCCGACATCACGATCACCGGCTGCCATATCGGCGGGATTTACAAGGACGTCGATACCCAGGCTGTCTGGTGCTACCAGAAAACCAGCCACCTGCGCATCACGGATTGCCTGCTCGAGGCGTCCGGCGAGAACTTCATGGCCGGCGGCGACGATGCGAAGTCCGAAGCCGACATGCCGCGCGACATCGTGATCGAGGACTGCACGCTGTCGAAGCCGCTCGAGTGGATGGAACTGGCCGGCTGCGTCGTCAAAAACCTGCTCGAGCTGAAATGCTGTGTCGGGTTCCAGATGCGCCGCTGTGTGCTCGAAAACTGCTGGGCGCACGGCCAGGGTGGCTTTGCGATCGTGCTGTCTGTACGGAACCAATACGGCGCGGCGACCTGGACTACGGTGTCCGATGTCGTGATTGAGGACTGCACCATCCGCCACGTCGGCGCCGGGTTGTCCGTGCTCGGCCGGGACTACACGCACCCGTCCCAGGTCATGACCAACGTCGTGTTCCGGCGCATCACCATCGAGGACATCTCGAAAACCTGGGCCAGGGGTTCGTCCGTGGCGGTCGGTCGGGCGCTGCAGATTTCAGGCGGCCCGCATGACCTCACGTACGAGGACATCAACGCCGCCATTGATCCCGGCAACATCAATGCGGCCATCTTTTTCGACCAGCCACAGTATCTCGTCGAAGGCCTGGTGCTCCGGCGCTGCACGCTGCACGAAGGGTCATACGGGATCATCGGCTGTATCCCCGATGCGGCGGCTGGCGTCCCGCAGATGGAAGGCCATGCGCCCGGGTACATCTGGGAAGCCTGCACCATCCAGCAGGGCAGCTCGGGCCGGAAGATTCAGTACCCGCCGGATACGACCATCCTGCCACCCGTCGGCCAGCGCAGCACCGAGGATGCCGGCCAGCCGACCGTGGACGGGTAATGGACCCGGGTACCTGCCCCTACTGCGACAGCGACGTCCGCGATCACCTCGTGGACTGTCCGCTGCTGGTGTGGCGGGATCAGCTCATGACGGTCATCGAATCCCTGGCCGTCACCGTCTGTGCCGTGCAGGAACTCCATGAGCGTGGGTGTGCGCTCGAGGCCAGCCTGCTGACTAAGCACGACGGTGTGACAGGGTAGGTCCATGCCGTACTGCGTCCAGCCCGGCTGCGGTGCGATTGTTCCACGTGGCAGATGCCCAGCACACAGCGTCCAGCGCCGCAACTACGTGGTTCGACGCTGGTACTGCACGGATCGCTGGAGGAAGTACGTGCGCCCACAGGTGCTGCTCGAGGCGGCCCATACCTGCGCCCAATGTGGCCATGTCCAGCGGCGTCTCGAGGTGGACCATATCGTCAAACACAACGGAGACCCCCGGCTGTTCTGGGATCCCGCCAACCTGCAGGCCTTATGTCCGACGTGCCACCTCGCCAAGACCCAGCGCGGGGCCTAATCCCCCCATGCCTGCGTTTTTCATCCCCCCCCTGCCAAAATTTATGATCCCCTCCCCAATTTTTTGCGCGCACGTTGACGGGGGGAGGGTGAAAGTTGACGGCTGAGGTGCTCCCAAAC